GTACTTTAATATGAGTAGTGGCAATAGATCCTCTAGACGGATGATGGCGGCATACTCACGCGCATCCTCACCTTGTCCGTTGAGTCTAATAACTCCGAAGCCCAATTCCCCCGAAACGGCTGTCCGAGCCTTTAATTGCTTTAAGTAAGCCAAAGGTTGAAACCCAGCCCTTGCCTTTACTTCTACGTCGAACGGGACGTTCACAATATCTTTGCCACTACCCCTTCCCACACATGCGCCTTGCCACCAAGTCGATAGGTACTCAGCTACTACGCGCTCTGTGCGGAAACCTCTGTGCTTCCTTGCTTGACTAGCCATTGACTGCTTTACACTTCGCGCATTGCCATGTGACAACGCCATTAACTGAGTCAGAGGATATGTCCTCTAAGTCTCTGATTGCAACTGGCTCATTGCATAACTGACATGGTACGAATGCGCTCATTAGATCGACCCATTCGCCATTGATCTTAATGCCGATGTTACCCATTATTCCTCCCATAATTAAAAGCCAAGACAACTGTCACTAGCACGACCCAAATGATTACGAACTCCATTAGACTCTCGCCTTCTGTGGTTGCCATTTACCATCTGATCCAAGCTGATACCACACAGGTGGACAGTCAGACTTAACTCCACCTGCATTCATTTGATTGCATTGATATCCGCCCCAAGCACGCCCATTCTTTTCACCTTCACGCCATCGCATGTGTCCATGCTTGCATTGTGGTGATTCCTGTGCTTCTGGAGTACCGAGAATGTCTTGCACTAGATCTAACGCTTTATCTAAGGTAACAGGTGCATCAACTACGCCCTTATACTGCCCAACAGGTGTAGTCCAGTAATCCTGATCATCTGCCTTGAGTTCTTGCACAGGAGGCTTCTCGACCTTAGCCGATACAACCTTTGTCATCTCTTCTCGGCTTGGTCTCTTTCCTTTAGCAGCATAACCTGCATTTGCAAGTGCTCTACCGATTGCGCTCGTTTCCGCGTTCTCCAATGCAGAAGTCGAATTGACACCTCGATCAGTAGGTTTCTCCTCCGCGTACCCTGTGGAAAATGCAATGTCATCTTTAGCACCCCTGAATAGATAAGCTTTGACCACATAGCGGTCTTTCTCATGGATAACCAAGTCAGTCTCAACACGCCCATCTGGATAATCCTCCCAAAACGATTTACCATCTGTCTTGTACCCCAATCTTTTCTCTACTGGATCGTAATCGGCTAAATTAAACATAGAGCTCGTTCTCCTCTGTTGCTAGTTGCCCTGCGAGTGCGCCGTATGAGCAGAGATCAACCCAGTTGTCGATGTGCTGGGCTGATTGATTGGTCCGCGCAAGTTTAACCAGGACCATGATCCCTGCCACCTGATAGTCGTGTATTGGTGTTTGTAGGTATGCTGAGAGCAACATTGCTGTGTGTTGCAGGTTATCCGCAGGATGACCGTATGAGAGCCCACGGTCACGAATCGTGTCTGTGGCTGTGAGTAAGATTTCATTTGCTTTCATTCTTCCCAAAACTCCTGACGGCTCAAGGCTCTGCCTCGATGCCAGCCTTCTCTTAATCCTCTTTCGTGTCCCACTCTGTATGCATCAATAGCGATAATGATTGTGCTGATAATTAGCCCAATGATGCAGATAAGAAGTAGCTTGTCTGTGTTTGCCATCTTGCTCCCTTTCCAGCAATATCTTTGCTGTTGGGATCAGTGTGACATAACTAGCAGACTAATCAAGCACATTTAGATAACGAAACGATAACGATTATGTGAGGTTTTATCGAAACCTACTATATTTAATCAGATATAAATGTGAGGTTTAGCGTGGTCTGCCGTAACTCTTTCCAGCCACGATGAACGTGCCATCCTTCTCGATGTTGATAAGATCCACCTGGACTTTAGATCCATTGACATAAATGATGGCGAAAGCCTGTTGCCAGTTCGCTACACCTTTGGTGTAAGCAGCTTGCTTAAAGTCCATGAGATTGCCTACTTCAACTCCATGCAGGACACGCCCTATACGGCCTCCAGAGGCCTCTGAGAAGGCACTACGCCCTGCTCTATGGGTATGACCTGAGATGACATTCTTACCATGCCTACGAGCCGCTTCTAGGGCTGATAAGCCCCCGTGTGGTTTGATGGGTGTGTGGTCTCCATGTACTGCAATCCAGTTAGGTGCAATAGGCATAGGATTCTTATGAAAGGTAATCCCGAGCTCATCGAACTTCATGAACTTCTCAAAGCGCAACTCAGGCAAAGCCCCGAATGCTGGGACTTTAGCCATGATGATGTTGTATAGGCGATCTGTGTGATTCGAGCGAATGCAGTCTGTAACGCCCAACTCCCAGAGTAGGTCTACAGCTTCATTGCGATCATCGTCTAGGGTCTGGGCATAAGAGCCCATGCGACCTTCTTCCCACTTAGAAATCTGTGGTAGGTCGATCTCATCGCCAATGGTCACTACTTGGTCTGGCTTAAACTTCTTGATGAAACTAGCAAGGTTACGGGTTGCAACCCTGTCATGGTATGGGACTTGTAAGTCCGAGACTACGACAATTCGCTTAATCGTCATCCTCATCTTCGTAATCGCCGAACTTCTCTGGCTCGACTGGAGTAGGCAAGATCCAATGCGGATAAGATTGAGGCTCAACGATGATTGCTAAAGATAGTTCAACATCAAAGCCCGCCCTGCGCAAAGCCCGATACATCTCCTGCAAGCTGATAGCCCAAGCATCGAGTGCGCTGTAGGTATCTAGATCGATGACCTTCTTCTTTGCCATGAGATAATTGTTACCTCTCTAGGAGTTGAATTACAGTTTCGACACGCGCTTCAAGTCTAGTGATTCGGTCATTCATAGAACTGCCGCCATTTGGTTTCAGCTCTGCCAGGTAGTGCTTTACTAACCATCTCACTGAGCCAATAAATGAACCAATAACGGTCGTAGCAGCAACAGCAAGCGCCGCTATGTCCATCACACTCATTACCTTTTTGGTGTTGCATACCCGAATACGCCTGAAAGAACTGCGAATAGGATTGCTCGGTAGTCGATGTCAAAGTTAGTGGCAGACCATGCAGCAAGGAATGCACCTGCTGCTAAAACGATTGGATTCTTCATTATTCTCCTAGTTTGGCTAGTTCTTCTTGGTGGATCTTGATTGCGTTGTCAAGGATTGCTAAAGCATCGTCAGCAGCTTGTACTGCTTCTGCGTTGTCTCCTGCAACCTGCTTGTTGATTGAGTGCTGGTATGCCTCAGATGCGAACTGCGCGATGCGCTGCTCGAGGATTGACTTCTTCTGATCGTTGCTGAGTAGTGCTGAGTAGTCCATGTTATGCCGCTCCTAGTGTTGTGATCGTGCCTGATGAGCCTCTGTATTTCAGAGCTCCTGATTCTACATAAAGAACGCCACCGCCAGTTAGATTTGCTGTGGGAGCCGTTCCATTAGAAATGTGTATTGTTTTTGCGCTAGAAGTAGCGGTACTTGTGGCTCCCAATAACATATTCCCGCTAGTATCGAATCTTGCTATTTCAGTTGCATTTATCCTAACTTCAAGCCGATGATTTGTTGTAGTGCCAAAAAAAGTACTTCCACTATCTGCGCCCAACTGAATTGCGGTAGTTCCACCATCTGTTAAAGTCAATCGTGGATTACTTCGAGCTATAGAAAAGTTGCCTCCTGAAGTAATACTAACTAAAACTGTTCCCGCACTACTCTGCCACTGTTGTAAATCGGCAGTCTGAGAGGCTGCACCTTTGACAACTACGCCAATGGTTCCAGCAATGCGCTGAGTAAACACCATCGTGTTGCTTACTGTGTCAAGATAGGTTCCAGCATTAGCAGCGTTTGCATAACCTACAGCCGAAAGGAAGGCTCCAGAAGGATTGACTGAGGCGATGACCGTTCCTGCACTATTCTGCCACTGTTGTAAACTGGCGGTTTGAGATGCCGCTCCCTTAGCAACAATCGGAACTACCGTTGCAGCTCCTGCAATAGAGCGAAGCGCATTGCCTCCACCAACTACATCAATTCCAGCATTGGCTGTAATTTGATTGCCAAATGCTCCAGCCGCGGTAATGGAGAATAGAACTGTGCCAGCACTATTTTGTGCCTGAAAGAGATTGGCAGTCTGTGATGCAACACCTCGTGCAACTATTGTAGCAACTGCCACTTGTGGAGAAACAAATAGTATAGGTGAATTATCTGGAATAGTGATTCTGTCTTTTAGTAAACTATCTCCGCTATACCTTGTCTGTAAAATCATCGTGCCTGCGGCAGCCGATGCGCTGCGATACATTTTAATTTGCGCTGAGGGCGCAGCACCTAGATCAAGTGTTGAACCATTTAATGCAATTACTCCATAAACGCTTCCATCTTGAGTAGTTGAAACTGGGTCTAAAGTAATTCCAATACTGCCACCCGTTGAATGACGAAGGCGTAAAGTTCTA